AGGAAGAATACCCTCAATCACGGTTGGGCATCGAGAACACCCACTTAAACTTTCCTGTCGACGACTTTCCAAGACATCACCGTCTTGACAGTGCCATAACTAGTACCCGCTTTGAAGTCGAACACATAGCGGTCATTCATCATGACACAATCTGGATGCACCAAGTGCAACAGCCAAGGCATCTCCAACGGCTGCAACACATTCAATCCATCAAGATAGTCCTCAGTCCGTCTCTGAAGATCCTCAGATACACCGAACTTTCTAGCAACGACATTTCTCGAACAGATTGACACCGGAACGGAGAGTAGAACATTGCATCTCTCGCCACGCCTTGTCGTGTCCATGACAGCATACAAAGCATCTCTATGCCACAATGACATTGTAGATGCAACTTTCTCCCACGCAATAGGACCATCTCCGGTAACGCGAAGAACATATCTCGCCAATGCGCTCATGATCGGCGCGCCAGGATACTCATAAGCCAGCGACATCGCCTTGGCCCTGAGTAAATCACGCGCTAATCTAAAACGCAAAGGCCCCAGTGACCAGCTAAAATTCACTAATTCCGCAATTGGGTCGGCCAGATTCAAACGAGCATCTTGAGCATACACAATACCACAGAAACTTGCAGTCTCTATATCTTTGTGCAATTCTAGCTTTATCACGAATCCGAACGACGCAAAAGCTTCAGGAGTAAATAAACTGGTTTCCCAGGGCTGAAGCGCAAATAGTCCATCGTCACCTTCCACCACACAACGAACATCACGATGTCGCAACACGAACGTTGCGAGCATTAAGTTCGTCCACCCATTCCCGAGTGACGTCGTCATCTCACCAGACATACGGCGCCCCAAAACGCTAAACGTACCGTCCTTGTAGCGTAAAACGTTTTTCCCTTGACACATGCGACAAAACCAGCGGACTTCTTCCAAACAAGGATTGTCGCGGGCCATATATTGCAACAACGCACCCTCACACACTTTCTGAATTGCTTTACGAAAAGAACTTTCGTACGCTGAGTAATCTGTAGCAGCGTAGATCAGACCTGAACCTTCAACATGCTGCTTTACATACTCGGGACGCGCAGGAACCGGAGTGTGCTTAATAAACTGTGGGAGGACATAGACCTCACTCTCCACAGCTTTAATATATGGACCAATCCACGCCTTCACCCAATCCTCACGGGCGTGGATACCTCTTGGAAACTTAAAGAACGGATAGGATTCAAGCTTCACGAATCCTTTCGGTTTAGAATGTTCAAGAACATCTTTCCAAGCGATCTTGTTGGGGAAACGGGACTTCACCTTCCTCAATTCATCTTTTCGCCACGCTTCGTAATGAGTGCCATCCAGCCACTCCTCAAAACCAAAACGTCGGCTCGGCGAAAACGGCTTCAAATGACGACAACAAAAGAGATACACATGTTGTCTCAATTGGCGGAGCAAGGCCCGAGCTTTGAGCACATTTCCGCCACCAATCGCAGGCACCTCACGAGCAACTCGGTTAGCAACTGCACGGTACTGGGCTAAAAACCCCGCGCGTCGAGGAACGCACGGAGCCACCGACTTCCATGGACATCCAAGAGAGAATCCTTCGGGCTGAACAAACCGTGGCATCTCATGCTTCACGATTTTAAGAATTTCCCCCTCTTGCGATTTGGTTTTAATGACGTCCACGGTATAGCCATACAGTAATGAACAATCTACTGATAGTACCGCGTCTCCGGCAGATTTAACGGTGCCGGAGAAAAAGCATCAGCCATACGCATAGAACTAAACAATTCCACTGTATTTTCAGCCAAAGAAGTCGACGATAGACCGACCAAATTAGCCACCAACTCAATTTGCGTATGGTTTTGTGTGTCCGCATAATTCTGAAGTATACGGCGCCCTTCCTCGTAGGTCTTACCTCTCAACAGGCCACCACGTTCAGCAGCCAGAGAGTACAGTAACGAACTAGATATGACCAACCTCGACGAACGATCAACCAATCGTGAGTCGGCCATCAATATCTCCCTACGAGTATACGAACACAAGTTCGGGATCAACTGAACTCGGGTGTCCCTACGGTCTGGATCCGTCATACCCACTTCCACATTGTAAGGCACAAAGTCTGTGAAAGAAATATAACGTCCCGCCAGAGACACCAATTTGGACATCTTGCCCCGAAGGCGTTTTTCTTCATCCGTCATCTGAGACCATCGACCTTCGTCGTCGACAGACATTTGAAATTTCGACAGTTTCAGCAGTGCGTACATCCAAACTGCGCACAAGACGGCATAGACCGTACATAGCAGCCACAGAAATGAAACGCTATACATAGCGTAAGCGAAAGCTGCGTGGTTCACCAACCAACAAAACAGACCAAACTTTCGCCATTTCAGGCAGCGATTGTATTCCAAACTGAACGCTAAGAACATAAAGCTGTAGAAGGACAGTAGACCACTCCACGGCGGAAATGACAAGACATCGTGAACATTGTCCTGCCACAA